CTTCAGCTTATTCGTCCGCACCGTCAGATCGCCGGTGATGGTGGCGGAGGCGAGGGTGGCGGTGCCGCCTGCCCCGAGGATCTGGTTGCTGGTGATCTTCTTCGTGGTGCCCGATGCAGCCATGGACGTATCCGAGATGTCCACAATCGGCAGCACGTCCGCTGCCGGATCAACCGTAGTGATGGCCGCCAAGGCCGTGATTTTCGTGTCTGCCATAAGTTAGTTTGCTTGGATGATGAGTTTGCCTGTGTCCTCTTGGAGCAGGAAGTCCCCGTTCTCCAAGTCTAAAGAGTCGAAGGTGCCGAAGGTGATGACGATCTTGTCGCCATCCTCAAGGAAGACAAAGAAGTCGTCCTCCTGGAGCAGGTCGCGCCGGATGATAGGCAGGTCAGCGCCGCCGCCAGCCCCACCGAGGGCTTGCTGCACGCCGAGTCCTAGGCCTAGTCCGAGACGCATTTTAGACCCACTTGCGGTTGTAGGCGATGATCGCCCCGGAGGATACAGCCACCGAGGTGAAGACGCCCGAGATCGAGTCGCCGGCCTGAATCGTCACGCCGGAGGGGAAGTTGGTGATGTTGGAAGTGACGGCACCGAGGATGGACGTGGCGACGGCATGGATCTCCATGTAGTTGCCGGTCACAGTGCCCGCGGAGGCGTCGATGTACCGGCCACCGAATTCGCCGGCCAGTTGGCGGTTTGATCCGACATTCATAGGGTGAACTTCTGACTACTGCGTTTTGTGCCACCGCTCCATCCAACCTGCAAGCGTGTAGCCCCGCAGCGCACTCGCACCTCGGGGTTATCCCGCTCAACCTCTTTCAAAAACTGGGAATCCTTCCAGCAGTCGTACCCATACTTGGTGCCCCAGGCATGGTAGAGAGTGGGATCGATCCGCATCCGCAGGCGACCGATGCCATCGACGGCGCGGACCTCGCGCTGCGAGTCCTGGGCGATGCGCTTCTGATCAATGCCGGCCTTGACCCAGTCCTTCTGGATGCCGGATTGGAACTCCTTGATGACGGCGCGGCGCAGTTCGCCGGGCATATCGTCGAGAGCGTTGGCGATGACGGAGGATGCGGAATTGTGGGCCATGAGAAAAGGAAAGAGGGGGAGGCCCGGGATGGACCTCCCCCGTTGAAACTAAGACTAGCTCGCGCCGTTGAACATACCAAAGCCGCTCGGATTCTTCACCACGAGACCGGCAATAGCCTCAACGAGGCGGGCAGGGCCGCCGCCGGCGTCGGGCAGATCCTTGACCTGGGGCAGCTTGGCGTAGCGGACCTCGACCATGTCCATCGGGATCACGTAGCCCTTGAAGGCCTGGGCGGACAGCGAGGTGCTGTTCTTGCCACCGACAAAGGTCGACGGGTGCAGGATCAAGCGACCGAAGTCGCCCTCGAAGATGTCGATGGACGCCTTGAAAGTGTCGGCCGACAGGTCTTGATTGAAGGTGCGGACGCTGGTGGCAGCGATGCTGTTGGCATTGGCAACCTGAATGGCACCCGAGGCCGTGAGGTTGGTGAACGCACGCTTGAGCGTGGTGCCCAGGATACAGTCGTAGTCGCGGAAGGTGCCGGTGGCGCTGTAGATAGCGGTCAGCACGTTCTGGGCGGTCGCCTCGGTGAATGAAGCGGAGGCCGTGGTGTCGACAGCGCCGGAGGCCGGCAGGAAGGGCGAACCCGAAGCGCACGCGCCGATGTTGGAAGCGTTGGTGCTGGTCAACCAGTTGCCGAGGGAGCCGGTCAGGTAGGCATTGGTCGAACCGTTGTCGGCCTGGGCGGCCTGGTTGGTGCACATGAAGGTCGACTCCATGTCGCGCTTGATCTCAACAAGCTTCTTGGCAATGCCGTTGGCAAGCTCGTCGGTCACACCGGCAACGTCCTGAGTTTCGGCGATGAAACCGATGCGCAGGTCGCGGCGGAAGGCCTGGCCGTAGTTGTTCAAGCGGGTCCGGTTGACCACCGGGTTGGAGGCACTGGCAACGGTCACATCAGTGCCGTCGACAACGCCAGCAAGCACGGGAGCGCCGTAATTGTCGACCTGCCAACTGAACTGCATATTGCCGATGTCACGACCCTTGGGGGCCATGGACACGAACGGGGTCGACTTGGCGTCGACGATGGCGATGTAGTCCGCCAGATCTTCACGAGCGGCGGAGGTGGAAGCGAGCGGCACAGAGCCGCCCTGGTTGGGCTGAAGTAGGGGCATGGTTTAGAGCATCCTTTTGAGTACTTGGGCTAATTCGGTGGTCGTCCCGGACTTTCGGAACTGCAACTTGGCGTTATCCAGGCCGACCTTGGCCGCATCCTTCTTTGCAGGGATTGCGGTGGGGCGACCGGGCTGACTGGGTGCCTTGGCCAGTGGGCGGGTGGCAGATGGCTTTCCCTTGGCGGACTCCTTCTCCAGGCGCAGCTTGCGCCCGGCAATGAAGTCACCGACCAGCACCTGGTACTCCGGCAGTGAGGCAATCTGCGGCAGTTGCCGCAGGACGGCCTGCGCCTCGGTGTACTCGGTAGCTGAACGGTCTTTCCACCATGGGTAGAGCGTCTCGGCGATGGGCTTGATCTGCTGGTAGTTCTGCAGGAAGCGGGCGCGGGTTGGTATGTGCAGGTCGATGGCGTCTTCTACACGCCGCTTGATCTGCTTCACGTCCTCCGCGCTGTACTCCTTGCCCTCTACTTCGCAGCCGTCGATGTTGTCCTCGCACCACCGTTTCAGATTCCGGGCCTTGCTCCACTCATCGTTGAGCTTCGACACTTCCCAGACATCGGCAAACGGGTCTGCAGCGGACTGCACCGCGGTCGGCCTGTCGTTGGTCTGCTCCAGCTTGGTCTTGGCGTCGTTGAGCTCCCGCTCGAGTGCCTCGGCCTTCTCCAGCGCCTCTTTCTTCTGGCGCGTGAGCTTGTCGATGCGTTTGCGGTAGCCCAGCGATTCCTCGTCGCTGTTCTCTTCGGTCTCGGAAAGAACCTCCTGCTCAGGCGACTCGGCCTGGGCGTCCGTTTGTTCTGCGGTCGGCTCCGCATCCTCGGCCTGATCGTCCACGGAAGTGGCTTCCGGCTCCGGCACTTGTCGCTCGACGGCTGATGCCTTCTCTTCCTCCCCGCTGAATCGTGTCTTCAGTAGCTTCGCCAACGCCGATTCGTCGAACTGCATCGGGTTGATTGGGGGCTGTGCCGTGTTTTGGGCAGGTTTCGCTTCCTGTGTATTCGTCGGGATGTCCATGCTTTTAGACCCTGCAAGCCGGGTATGCTGCGCCAGGGTTGTTTAAGGCCAACCAAGAAGCCGTTGTTTGAGTGAGAGCCTAGAATTGACCGGAAGTCAATCCCCTCCCATTTCTTAACGCACTGATTTGTGCGATGAGATCCTTGATTGCGGCTGCCCGGCCTGAGTTGTAGGCACGGTCCTCCGCGGAAAGTGACGGGAGGAGGGCGTTGAGCACCTCGTCCCGCAGCGTGTCGTCGATGAGCTGGCCCATGGCCTTGAGCACCGGGTGCTCCTCGGACACGGAAAGAGCCTCCGAGAGTTGTTCGTCGGTCAGTTTCATTGGACTCCAAGTCGGCCGGTGATGGCGTTCTGCTGCTGCTGGACACTGAACTGCAGGTTCTCAATGTACTTCTGCAGGTTGGCCTGAAAGAGCGGGTCCTGCTGGAGCTGGGCCTGATATTTCGGGTTGGATTGCAGGACCTGTTGGCTGAATTGCAGACGCATGGGCGCGGTGGGGTCGTTCTCCCGGAGTTGGGGAGGATTGCCGAGCGACATGAGCGCGATCTCGTCGTTGGTCTCGTTGAACATCTTCTGCGCGGCCGGTCCCTGCTGCATGACGAGTTCGCTGGCGAGGTTGGGGTCGATGGCCCGGAGTGCGACACTGATGAGCTTGGCACGGTCGATGACGCCGGCGGTGTCGAGGGGCAGAACGAGGGTGCTGATGGCCTTGAGCTTCTCGGTCACGAGGTCGGTGGACAGCTCGCGGATGTCGAATTTAAGCATCACGTCGAAGTCCTGAATGTCGGGAGGCAGCGGGGTGGCCGAGGCCGTGATGCGCTGGATCTCGGCGGGGCCGACGTATTGGAGCGTGAGGGATAGGACCTGGCGGAAGGCCTCGGTCCAGCCGTGCAGCCAGTTGTTGATCAGGCGCTGCTGGCGCATCTGGGTGATGACCGGCGGGACCTTCTCGGTCGGGCGGCCGAAGTAGCGGTCGGTCTGGGCCTCGATGGCCGCGATCAGTTGGAAGGCAACACCGGGCTCGCGGGCGGGCGGTGCTAGGAATCCGATCTCGCCGCGGCGCAGCACCGGGATCTGGATGGCGGGGCCGATCTTCAGGTTGCCGCCGCGGGTTTTGGGGACCTCAATGGGCGGGAGCGTGGCGAGGGACGTGTAGTCGAAGATGGAGTCGCGCTGGGCCTTGACCTCGTGCTGCCAGGTGGAACAGACCTCGGGCACGCCGCGGCTCTCGGTGATCTGGCGGTGGATGAGCTCGGAGCGCCAGATAACGAAAGGATACTGGCCGTGCGTGTAGTCCAGTAGGTCGAAGTAGCCCCACTTGTCGCCGACCTGGGGGCTGAAGACGGTGTAGAACACGCCCGGGATACCGTCGGAGTCGATTGACTTTTGGTAGGCGTAGACCACTTCGATCAGGTTTTCGCGGTCGAGGATGGAGTTTTCGGCAAGGCCGACGGCTGCGTAGGTGTAGGCGGAGTAGTCCGAGAAACGGCCCATCGTGTTGATGGCTTCTTGAGCCCACTCGGCGTCCCAGTCCTCGGTCTCGACCTTGTTCAGGAGTTGGGCCTCGGTCATGTAGTAGCGGCGGAAGACAACCCGGGCGGACTGGATGTCGGTGGTCTCGGGCGGGAACACCAGCTCGTCGTAGGGTGCCAGGGCAGCGACCATGGGCTTGTTGCTGACCATGGTGGGGATGGGGAAGTCGCACTCGCCCTCGGTGCGCAGGTCGCGGATGGCCTTGAGCGCCCGGCGCTTGCGCAGGTTGGGGAAGGCGGCGAGCAGGAGCTCCGCGGATTGGTCGTCGGCCTCGGGGTTAGCGATGAGATTGGGCAGGTCGGCCAGGATGGAGCCCTCGGGCGACTGGGCTGCCAAGGCCATGATCTGGTCCATAGTCAGGTACTGCTCCTTCTGCCCCATCTCCTGCTGCCAGGTGACATGGACGCCGGCCCAGCCGTAGGTCCAGAGGTACTGCGAGAGTAGTTCAACCTCGCGGGTGAGGTCGTTGTACATCCGGGAGTTGACCGTCCAGTCCATCAGGTTGTGCGCGGTGACCGCCTGGTCGAGCTGGCTGATGTTGGTGGGCGACACGCGGAGCATCGAGCGCCAGAAAGAGGTGGAACAGAGGTCGACGAGGCCGTTGATCACCTCGTCGGCCAGCGGGATGCGCGTGTCGGAGGCACCGTCCCAGGGGAAGGCCGGCTTGTTGCGGTTGGCATCGTTGTTCTTCTTGCCGTCGTCGGTCTGCCCAGGCCAGCGGCAGTAGCGCACGTTCTCGGCATTCTCGACCCGGGCGAAGACGCCGTAGTCGGTGGCCGAGCGCCGCAGCTCCTCGGTCAATGCCGGTACATTGGGCTCGTCGCCGACCCGTGCCATCACGTCGGTTGCTTGCTTGTAGGAATCTCCTTGCATAGTGAAATGGTTTAGTATCCGCCGCCGCCGCGACAATCAAAGCCCCCGCGGCCTACGAACGCAAGACTTGAGACCAAAAGCATCCCCAGGCAGTCGATGGGATCTTTGGTGCAGCCCTTCTGACCGTCGCGGCCGGTGTGCTCGGAGAGTGCGTAGGTAAGGTTGGTGCAGGTGTCGGTGATGTAGAGGGAGGGCTCGTTAAGCGCGGTGAGAGGTTGGGTGGCGTCGTAGGAGAGGAGGCTATTGATGGCGGATGTGCGCTGGTCGACGGGCACGCCGGGTGCGGGAATGAAGGCCATGCCATCGTCGGTGGGGTCGTCGGATTCGGCTAGGAGGTCGATGAGGGTCGTGCCGCCGGCCTCGGAGAGCGCTGGAGAACCTCCGGCCTTGGGGTCGATCAGGCGCATGACGGGCTCACCGTAGCCCAGGTCTGACTCGATTTGGCGGAAGAGCTTGCGGTACTCGGAGATGGAACGGCCGGCGTCTAGGGTTTGGGCGGGACCGAGCTTGCCGTCGGGCTTTTCGGAGGGCAGCGCCCACTCGCCGTAGTTGGCAAAGTCGGGGAATTCACGGACCACGATGCGCTTGCCGTCCTCGTAGACTAGGAGCCACAGGCAGAACCAATTGCGGGCTCCGGCAGGGTCGCAGACCATGTACAGGGTGCCGCCGGGTGGCACCTTGGAGGCCGGGATGCAGTGGATATCGGGGCGGAAACGGGCGAAGGCCTTGCCGATGTTGTCCGAGGCCCAGCCGTAGGCCCGGGTCAGGATCTGGCCCATGGGCGAGGTGACCAGCTTGGACTTCATCT